CGAGCCGGCCGTGTTTTCTTCACCGCCGCCACCGCCACCGCCAATTGAACCATAGCCACCAAAATAGGTTGCGCCACCCGGATAACCAGAATCCTGAACACCGCCTGTACCACCTGCGCCGACTGTGATTGTGTAGGTGCCTGCAATAAGTGGCGCACCAGTCACCGTGTTCACACCGCCACCGCCGCCACCGCCGCCACCGCGCGTGCCACCAATACCGCCACCACCACCGCCACCAGATACCAAAAATAAATCGGTGCTAAGTACTTTTACGCCACCGATGGGAAAAAATTGAAAGGTTGACGCGGACAATGCAACGAGCGTGCCCCCTCCGTATTGCGTCACCGCTAAGGATCCAGCCGGGTTAATTGTTACGCCTGCACCCGCCGTAATCGTTGTCGTGCCTGCGCCTTTGTTGGCAATGAAAATTGTGTCACCGGTCGTGAACACTGAGTTGTTGACCGTGATGGTTGTTGCGCTTGCATTGTTCATAATGACGCGTTTACCAGCGTCACCGACTACCAGCACGTAGCTGGCTGTCTGATCGTTAATTGGCAGGTTCGTAATGTCGTTAAGTTGCTGCGCTGTCAGCACTGCCCCGGACACGAATGGGAATGGCGTGGTCATGGTTTCATCATCCTAATACGTTCACGCAGGTACAAATTTCAATAAGCCGCCACAAAAAACGGAGGTCGGGTTAGTAGCCCATGTCGTTGGGCCAAGCGTTAGCTCAACATAATCATTTGCCGCAATTGGAACGCTCATTGAGGCGTTGACGAATCGGCGTTCAGCTGTCGCCAAACTCAAGGTTGACACTAAATAGTTTGTGGTGTCGTTTAGTCGAATGTTCATACTCCAGGCTTCTGCAGATCCGGCCGTGCCAGAAGCATAAGTGAACACGTCGGCAATTGTGATTGTTCCTGCTTGACTGAAATAGATTTTGCGACGTTGCGCGGTCGAGATTGCGGTATCGAATACTGTCCCAAAGTAATACGTCAAACCATCAGTCCAAGTGGCAGTGGTGTCAAAACCGACAGTAATCATCTCAGGGTCAATGATAACTGGTGGTGCTGGTGTGGGGTCGCCCAACACGTTTGTGCTATCCAATTGACCGTACACCGGATCATTAAGAATTAGTTGATACACCACAGTTGTCGGGGCCGTGTAATAAGTAATCCGATGACCGCTAGCAAAGTCAATGCGGCCCTCAATGCCTTCAACGCTTAGTTCCGAGGTCAGGCTTGAGATGCCGGTGACATCCTTGGTAATTGTGATGGTGTCACCAATGTCCACGGTGGCAGCCAAGCCGCGCTCCACATCGGTCAGCAACGCAAAATTGGTGCTGACAGCCGTGTACCTCGGTGCAGGCTCAGGTTCAAGCAGATAGTCAGCCAGGTCATCAATCTCGCCCTGCTGATGTAGAAGGCTGTTGGTGATTGACTGCGACTGAATAAAGTACGTGGCTTGGCTGCTCAAATCCTCAGCCGTAGCCGTCTTGCCATCAAGCGCCTGCACGTAAGCGCGATTCAGCACGCCATCAGCGTCAAACTCAATTTCCACTTCGTCGTACTTGGTATTGGTGCCCTGATCCGAGAACACGATGACCGGGCTACTGAGCGTGGCTCCGATGCGTGGCTGGAATGTCAGTACGCCTGCTCGACTCATAAACACACGGCCCTGCTCAGCCTGGTTGATTTGGGTGATGTAGCCAAGCGTATTCGTACCGGCTGCCACGTTGTAGGAGCTGTCGTGGCCCATGTTCACAGTACCAGTATCAATGTTTTTTGTTCCGGTGTAGTTCACTTCAGGCAGTGCTAGGACGGTGTCAATGCGTTCGCCCGAGGTTTCCGCACTCGGGTTGAACGCAGCCAACTGCGTTTGTGACAGCAAATAGAAGTCATCGGCGCATGTCACTTGCACTGCGTTAGGGCCAGCCAATGCGAACTCGTAGTTGTAGGCAATGACGTAGCCAACGAATAGGTATTCCGATGCCCGGCTCAGTCGTACTCGACGCATAGGCGCTAGCCCAGGCTTGTCGTTAGCTGGGTCGTAATAAGGGCTGGCAGTGTCGTACGGCCCGAGGATGCCTGTCTCATCGGTCATACGGAAGCTCATGGTGCCTGCACCGAACTGATCGTCAATGTTGCGACGACCTCGCCGGTACGCCACCTCGGTCACATACTCCGTTATGTCTGCGTAGCCAGTATTCGGGCCAAGCGTGAAGCTCGTATTGTTTAACACGCCCTTGGTTGCGTCATCCAGCCGAAATGAGTTGTAATCAAAGCCTGTGTCAAGCTCGAGCAGGTAGCTACCTGATTGGACAACTGAAGCAGCCATGGCTACGCAATCTGAACGTCAAGTGGGCCGCTGCGACGGTTGTACTGTTTCAGCGCGTTCACAATCGTGTCACCGAGGCGCTCGTCAGCAATGGTGCTGTTCACGGTCACGTTGTACACAGCCTGCTTAGGCGCATAGGCAGCATCCAATGCGGCTGGCACATCGTAGTAACGGCTCTTGGGGTCGTACACGGTCGGGTCAAACGGCATAACGGTCATGCCACCACCACCGCCACCGCCGCCACCACCACCACCGCCAGTCGGGGCAGGCAACGACAATGGCGTGGGCACCGGCAGGCTCGGTATCTGAATCATGCGCTCCACTCGATCAGGGCCAGCCGTAACCGGGGCGCTGCCACTAGCCGTGCTACCGCCTCCGCCACCCATGCTGAAGCGCGGCAAATTAATGTCGCTCAATTCACCAATGTTGACACCAGGCAACAGATTCAGTCCACGGATGACCAGGTTGATCATGCTGACGTAACTGTTGGCAATGCTCTCAAATACGCCAATGATGAAGTTGCCCATGGTCTTGAACGCATTAGTGACGCTGCCGGTCTTAGCAACCAGCACGCCAAAGCCTGCGACTAACAGCGCTACAGCTGTCACGACCAGGCCGATTGGGTTGGCAGCCATCGCAAGGTTTAACGCCAACTGCGTGACCGTAATGACCTTCATGACCGCGTTCAGCGCAAGGATTGCACCTGCCAGCGCACCAACGACTGCCATGACCGCCAGCACTTTGTCGGTGTTGTTTTGTACGTACAAAGCGAACTTTTGCAGTACCGGCAGTAGGCGCTCGAGAATCGGCAGGAACGCTGCGCCAATGGATTCCTTGGTTTCGCCAATGGTAAGCGATAGGCGTTTCATCTGACCTTCGGCGCTGTTGGCAGCCACGGCTGCCGATCCACCGACCGTGCCAGCCACAGCAGCAAACACTTCGTCCAGTGACGCGCCTTCTTTGATAAGGCTGCGTACTGAGGGCAGCAACGTGCCTAGGGCCTTTGTATTGCCTCCGTAAGCCTTGGCAATGGCATCTGTGGCTGTACCTAGGTCAACGCCTGTAGCGGCTGCAACATCGAGCGCCAGCGTCAATCCATCCTGTGCGGAAGTCATCTCCCCGGTCACCTGGACAAGTGACGCAAGCGCTGGGCGTAGCTCATCGTCAGCCACTGCGGCTTGCATCATCGTCTTTTCAATAAACGCCTCAGCGACCTTGACATTGGCTTCCCCGGCCAGCGTGTTATTGGTAATGGCCTGGGCGAGCAACGCTTGTGCTTTGGCATCCTCAATGGCTGCCTTGGTTGCGTCACCAATAACGACAGCCAGGCCACCAATCGCAGCAGCTGCCGGTAGGGCAGCCTTCTTGAGGGCGAACTGGGCTTTAGCGCCAGCGCCTTCAAGGTTCTTGAACTCGGCAACGGCCTTACTAATGCCCTTGCCGTCAAACTCGGAAATGATTGGGATTGTTACAGCCATTAGCGAGTCAGTCTATTCGTCGTAGCCTTGTTGATTTTCTCCACCACCTGCTCAAGGTTGTTATTCACCTGATCAGCGTTGCGTTCATACGAAGGCCACATCAAACGCGACGGAGCGCCATACAGACTTGACAACGCCGATGCCAGCCGATTAGGTGCACCTCGACCAGCCATGTCAAAGATTGTGCCTGCCGGGCTTTTCATTGTCACACTGAACACCGCAAGGCTGTTTCCACGCCTGCGATTGCTGAACCGCGCAATGATGCTCTTGCTAACAGCGCTTTGTGCCCAGGGCATTAAACGTCCGCCCTTCCAATTACGTGACATGCCCGACAACGGCAGATTCACAACCTTGCCTCGAGCATCCTTGACAATCGGATCCACAATCGTCTTAAAATCCTTTTTAATTTCTTTGGCAAGCTCAGGCTCCATACGTTGCAACTCGCGTAGCGTCTCCTTCACGCCCACAACGGTTACGGATGTCTCAGCCACGGTTTTGTTGCTTTCTCGCCAGCAGTAACACGGTAGCCAAATCCTCAGAATCAAACTCAACGTCCGGGGGCCACCAACCAGTAGCCAACAGCAGTTCCGCTAACTGGCGGCGGACGCTGTGGCTTCCGTAGGGTTTGCGTTGGCAGTCTCCACTACCTCGAAGTCCTCTACGGATTGCAGCCACGTGTCGTAGTCACGACCTTCACGCTTGTTGACGTTGAGCTGATGCCACGCCATGTACATGATGTCGTCGATGCCGATACCGGCTTGCAGATCGCTGGCGCGGCGCTTGAACTTGCGTTCCCACGCAGCAGCCGTAGCGATTGTCGTTGTGACTTGCTCTGTAACCAACTCCGCTGCTGGTGTCTTAAACGACACCTTGATTGTCAGTTTCACGCCGTGATGTCCTCTACGAGCACGCCGCCAGTGATGGTGATTTCCACTTCGGACAGTTCACCGACCGAGCCGTTCACCAGATCGAGCGACTCAAGGTAGCCGCCAGTGATTTGGAACTCAGGGTTGGTTGCCGAAATGCCAGCCGAGGTTGGCTTGACTGCGACGTACACGTTGGTGCCGACAAGCGTTGTCAAATCAACGTAGGTGCCTGGCGTTGCCGAGTATTCCATGAGCAGCGTTGCCGTGACGGTCACGTTGGTGAGTCCACCGACAAATTGGCGGCCTGTGTTGCCGAACGACGTTGAGTCAAGCGCTTCACGCGACTTGGTGATGACTACCGATTTGCACTGGTCGGTCAGGTCTTTGATGCCGGCAAGGTTGGCACCGATGCCAAATGTTGGGCTGGCAAGGTATGTGGTTGCGTTGGCCATGTAGCAGATCTCCTCTACGTCGAGGGCCGCTGCTTGCCCGAGGGCAGTCTAGTAGCCCTATGGGCTTACTTTGGTGCGTATCGTGAGCTCGTAGGCAGGGTAGTCAGCGCCACCGTATGACACCGTTGTGGGTCGTGCATCGGTGAGCCCAATCTGTGCTGCGCGTATTAGGTCAATGTGATCAAGCAGGCTGTCAAGCGTCCTGTTATCGCCGGTGCCCAGCGCGATTACCACGACACGAAATTCCATGTCCGCAACAACGTTGGTTGCCATCATGATGGTCGGTGCCTCGACTAGCGCGCACGGTGGGTTGAGGTTGCGTGGATCATCAAAGACACGCAGCCCGGTAATCGTCTGCAACTTGGTTACGAGCTGGTCGTATCCAGCTTTAAACATGTTGGACATGTCAAGCCACCTGTGGCTTATTGACTCCGAGCAGGCGCAGAATCTGACCGTAGTTGCCAGTCACCGGGCCACCTGTTGCTAGTGGGTCAAACGATGCAAAGGCTTCGGTGCTGCCACGTTCGCGGTACAGAATGGCTGCGTACTGGACAGTGCCGAGCTTGACCGCGCCATCCGGCACATTGCTAGGCGAGTCAAAATAGCCAGATTCCTCACGCTTACGGTACGCAAATTGGTTGGCTGCGCTCAAGGCCATGTTCGCTACGTCAAGGTCAGCGCTCGGGTTTGTAAACGTGAATCCGAGGTAATCCTCAAGGTCACCAAGCACAATCCATGAGCAGGTCACCGAGTAGGTGCATGTGCCGGTGGCAGCTGCTCGATCAACGTCATCCGTGGTCAGTGCGAACTGCACCTGATTTGGGATGATGGTGTCAGTGTCGTATTGGTAATCGCCTTGTTGCGATACGCCAACGAAGTAGTACTCCGGCAGAGCAAGGATTTTGTGCGTGCCATTCCACGTGGCATTAATGCCCGACAGCGTTATTGACTGGCCGACCTCAAAGTTGTGAGGCTCAAGCAGTTGAACGATGGCAACATTACTGACCACCTGCTTATGGGTGAGCGAGTAAGTTGCCACCGTTCAATGTCACCTGGAGGGAGTGAACTTAGACGGCTTTGACGAACTTGGTTGCGTCAATCATCAAGGTGGCGAAGTAGCCACGGAACTTGATGTAACGCGACAGCGAGCCGTCAGCGGCTTCCACTTGGATTGCGCCCTTCTGCTGCTCGAAGATCTCGAAGCCCGAGGGCTCTCCGACGATGAGCGCGCCGACTGGGAGGTTGCGGTCAACAACGACCGTGAGGCCGAACGCGTTGCCAGCTGCGCCACCGGGCTGGAGGCTGCCGAAGGCGTTCATTGGGCCGACTTGTGGGAACAGTGGGCGATCAGCCGAGTCGGACAGTTTGCCGAGTGCTGCCCACTGGCCTGGGGCCACGAACAGGTGAGTCGGCAGGTTGCCGTTTGAGCCCGAGAGGATGGTTGATGCAGCGTCGTACATCCAGCCAGCCCAGTAAGCCGGGTCGGTGATGCTTGCGCCGTTGAACACTTGCGTGACCGATGCACCTGAGTACAGGTTGTCGGCTGCCACGTTGTCGGTTTCGTTGGCGTAGATGCGCGCCATGTCATCGACCATGAGGCCCAGCACTTCTGGCTCAGTCCAGTCCATGTCCTCTTCGGACAGGCGAACGTATCCGCCGTACACGCCTTTAGTGACGTTGTTGTTTGACACAACGAACGTGCCGGCATCGAGCGCAACGTTTTCGCCGTTGCTTGCGCCGATGGTCGTGTGGGTTGTGACTTCTGGGCGACGGAACACTTTGCCGCCACCTGGCATTGCCTTCACGCCGATCGCGTCAACGACCGGGCGCAGGCCACGGAAGTTGTTGTACACCGGGCCGACGATTGGCTCTGGCAAGATGCCGGGCGTGTCGGTCGTGACTACATCGGGTGCAGCGGCGCGGATGTTGGCGAGGAACTGTTGCGCCTCTTTGTGGTGCTGGTGCTGGTGCTTCTACGGATGCTTCGACCTTGACTTCGGACATTGTGGTTGTCTCCTCTTGTGGTTCGGTCGCTGCAACCTCTGTAATCATAGCGCCCTTGAACGCAGGTGCCGTGACTAGCGACAACTCTACCCAGTTCGCCTTCTTGATGATCATGGTGCCGTTGTCATCGTAGGAAGCGTCAACTACGTCCACCCCTACCGATACTGAGTCCACGGCTTCGTCTTTGATGAGCTCGAGCATGTCATTGCCCTCGGATGTGGCGCTAATTCGGGCCGTAAACAACATGCCCTCTTCGGAATCTAAGCGCCCGGTGACTACGCCGACCGGCTGCTCGGAGTCGTGGTACTTGAGCAGCTTCGGCTTCTTGCCAGTAATGGGCAGTGAGCCGCGCTCAAACTTGACGCGAGTACCGTCGCTGACCGTTGCCTCGGTGTTCCAAGGTACGGCAACACCGCTGATCGAGCGTGGCGATTCGCCATCCTCAGCCAGGACGAATGTGTTTTGTGCAGTTAGGCGAATCATGAGTCCTCGTTTTCTGTTTCGGCTGGTTGCCTCCGAGTCGGTGCAGCGTTGTCCGACCCGGAGGACATTTCTGCTTCCTCCAGATAACTATCTACGTCCAAATAAATGTAGCGACCGCGTGGCGTGATGTTGTTCATGCTGAGCGTCTGCTCAATGCAGTCAATGAATGGCTTGGCACCGAATAGGTACAGGTCTTGGCGTGCTTGCTGTGCGTTTTGGTACGTCATGCCGGAGCCTGATGGTGCACCAACCAGGTACGGAGGAATGTTGGCGATGCGTGCCATCTCAAGTGCCTGATACGTGCGTGCCTCGGTCAGCTGAAGCTTGCTCGGATCCATGTACGATTCTTTCCAGTCCACGTACTGGTTCAACGCAGCAATGGCGTTGTTGTTTCGTGCAGCTGCAAAGCCAGCAGCCAGGTCGCTGAGCTCCTCGGCGCTCAATGGCTCGCCTTCAGTTTGTTTGAGCACACCGGCTGGAGTTTGGTTCTTGGCGAAGCGCTCGGCGCTGGTGTCAAGGTTGATGTTGGTGCGGATTGATCGAGCACCCATCGTGAGCAGGCCTTGGATTGGGCTGAGGAACTGCACCACGTCGTTTGGGTCAAGTTTGTAGCCGTTGAAGTACACCTCTTTGCTCGGGCCGAACCATTGTGGGCCAGCCTGGTCGCGTGTCTGCACATCGGCTGCCGGTATCCAAGTGAACGTGGCTGGGAAGCCGTTGCCGAATCGGCTGGTGACAATCCAGAACGCACGACCGTAGAACAGCAGGTCATCGGTTGTCCAAGACATGATGAAGTTGCGTGTCACATTGGGGTCGGGCTGATGGAACCACGTGTCATCGGGCAATTCCAAATCCTCGTACTCGTCATCCATCCACTGCTTGGCGTACTGATGGATTTCTAGGCAGCCGACCATCGAGCAAATCAGGTCACGTGCCCGGCTAATGGTGGGAATCTGGATGGCTGCAGACCGATTGAAGTCGGTCGTGTAGGTCATGAAGTTGCCGACCAGCGGATTGCCGGCAGCACCAGCTGCACCAATCTGTGCGTTTGTGTTGTTAGCGACTGCGCGCTTCAGTGAAAATGCCATCGTGGCAACAGTCTAGGCACTCGATGCAATCATGGGTCGGTTGATCATCGGGCGTGGCTTGCTCATCATGCCGACAGCCCACACCAAGCAACGCGCCAACTCAATCGGCCCGGATGATTTCTGTGATGACAACGCAATAGCGCCTGGAGTTTTGACAGCGACCGCTCGACCGACATGCTCAGCCAACATCGTCTCGCCAGTATGCGCAACACGGCCCTCATTGATCAGGTTCTTGACCATTGACGTGTAGCGGCCTATCTCTTGGTAGCCGACCAGCACCCTGCGACGTTGCAGATCGGAGGGGCAGTTGGTGTCCAGTGTCGGCGTAATAGCAACTTGTAGGCCTGAGTTGGCAAGCAACTGAGCCCGAATGTTATCCCACACCTGTGTCACTGTTTCGCACATGAACGCGACAGTCGCAGTCAGGATCCCAGCAGTGTTCGCGTTGACACGCACAGCCACATACCTGCCATCGTCGAGCGACACTTCTACGGCGAGCACTCCACCGGGCAACGGTGGCAATTCGGTGCGCAACGATTCCCACTTGCCGGGCGCTAGCCACGACAGCTCTGATTGCACCCATAGGTTCACGCTAGATCGGAGGAAGCCTGCACGGTTCGGGCCTTTAGATTCAGCCTGAACGGTACGGATGTCAAGCGTGTGCCCGAGCGCTGGGTTGGCGTACTCCCAAGCAGCTTCGCTCATCGGGTCTAGTTCAGGCGGTGGGCTGTATTCAGCCAGGTACACAGAATTCGTGACTTCGCCTGAGTCAATGGCACGGATGCCTTGCTCACGCCAACGCAACATGGCGATGGAGTCCTCGGTGCCGGCTGTGCTCCACATCGAGCACAACGGATTTGGTCGCGCGCGCTGGGTTGGCAGTAGGCCGATGTCAAGTGTCTCAGAATCAATGCCGAACACTTCGTCAGCAATGATGAGATCCACAGACATACCGTGACCGCTCGAGGGCCGAGCTGCTTTGACGTGCCACTTTGAGTCACCGACCTTGATGCTGTTGCGACCGTAAGCCCACACAGCCTTGACACCAAACTTGGCTTCAATGATTGGCGCTAAATCTTGAAATAGAGCAGTCGCTAGATCAAGCCGGTGTGCAGTAGTCAGAATTGTTTGAGGGCCGACCTGCGTAGCGTGCTGCGTCAGCCACCAGCCAAGCAACGCCTTGAGGGCAACGGTCTTGCCGTTCTGTCGTGCGACGGACACGAGAGAAACGTGGTTGAGGAACTGCCCTTGAGCA